CGCCGCCGCGCGCTCAAGGATTCGAAAAACACCCCCATCGTCGATAGCCATGGGAAGCCCATAGATACCGAAACCCCGGAGCCAACCCCATGACGGATCCGATCACCTTCACCGCCAAGAGCTACGCGCTCTGGGATTTGGACCTAAAAGCGGTCCTATGCACCACTCACGGCAACCTCGCCATCTACAGCACCGAGGCCATGGCTCAGGTTTGGGTCGGCAAATCCTCCCGCAACCTGAAGGTGCTGCCCATCTTCATCACCCCGGCCGACGCCACGGTGATCAATTGAGCAATTCCCCAAGAGCCACCCAGTCCGTGATCTACCACACGTTTTGTCAGAAAGCGCTTGCAAGGCGCGCCGCACTGCCGTAAAAAGCCATCTCAAGCGCCCCTTTGCCCAAAGCTTTTGGGTTAAGGCACGCGTTTACTCCCCCTAGTGTTTGCATTCAAGGCCATGAATCCCATGGCCTTTTTTATTACCGCGGGCCCGATTTTGACCGCCACAAGCGCATGGAGCGCCTCCCCAGCCTGGAGACAGTTCTCATTGACGCATCTCCGCCCCGTCCGCTTTTCAGTCGGACGGACGCTCTTGATGCGGGAGCCCTCCGGTATTACACCGGCATTCCCTGTGGTCGCGGCCATGACAGCGAGCGGTACACGACCAATGGGCAATGTGTCGCTTGTGTCGCGCGTTACGGGGCGTTACGTGAGGAGGCGCGCCGCGCCGGCAAGCTGAGAGTTGCGAAAAGCGAATGCGTGGTCCCCTTGAGCAAGCCGCGGGGTGTCACGACCGACTGGAACAACCTTACCGCGGAGCAGGTGGAGGCGTGGTACGAGCGCGTGCGGACCATGAAGTCGAATTCGAAGCTCTATCGGCACCATCCGCTGGATGAGCCTCCCCCTCGCATGAAAACGTGACCGGCGTCAATCGGTTGCGGTATTGTTTGCGTGCAACGATTGATTCAACCAACCGGAGATACGTTATGGCTGACAGTGGCGGCGGAAAGAAAACGGCGAAGAATAAGGCGAAGAAGAAGTCCCACGGTAAGCGGCGGTAGCCCTTCGATTCGAGTGATACCGCCCCATGGCCACTCACGTTGAGGACACGCTTCGCGAGATGCAAGATCTTGCGAAGGTGCACACTCGGGTGGCCGTGGGGTTTTCTGGCGGCAAGGATTCCCTCGCCGTCCTCGACTTGGCGGTGAAGACGTTCCCGGAAGTCGTCCCCTATTTTTACTATTTCGTGCCCGGCCTCAAGAGCGTGGAGGACAAGCTTCAGACCGCGGCGTCGCGCTACGGGCTGAAGGTGCTGATGTACCCCTCCGGCGAGGGGATCGATGCGCTGCGCGACGGCGTGCTGTGTGACGAGCATCCGGAGCTCGATGGGCTCTGGATGACCCGCTCGGCGCTCTACCATTGGATCTTTGCCAACACTGGCGCGACGCTCATGATGACCGGCGAGAAGCGCTCGGACGGCCCGTTCCGCCGGCGCAAGTTAGGCGCCCAGAAGCGCGCGAAGGAAAGCCCGCTCCCGCCGCTGTACTACCCGCTCGAGCACTGGCTCAAGTGGGAGGTGCTCTCGTACTGCCGCGCCAACAAGCTGCCCATTCCGGATGCCGGCCGCGGCGACAACGGCTGCATGTCGCTCTTGGAGTCGGAGATTCTGTTCGCGTGGGAGAACCACCGCGAGGATTACGAGCGGCTCGAGGAATTCTTCCCATACATTCGGAGCGTGGTGCTGCGCAATCAGTGGTTCGGGACATGACTGGACAATCGCGCCTGACCGGCGCTAAGATCGACCCACGTTCTCCGGCCGCCACCTCAAATTCACACCAGCGCGCAGGGCCGAAAGGCCACCAAGACGTAGGATGCAATGCCCCGGGTCTACGGGGCTCCAACCTGAAATGAATGCCCGCATCGTGGGAATCACGCCATGGCACTGGCGTGAGGATCACGAGGCGTTGGATCCGCCCTATCAGAATCACGGGCACGTCCACAAGCGCGACGATGACTACACCGCCAACTGTGGCGGCCCGCTCCTCTGCAATCAGTGCCGGCTGGAGCAACAGGCATTGGATGCAACGGGGAAATCATGAAGGCTCGGGACTGGATATCGCTGGTCGCCTCGAGTTGAAGGATTGCCCCGGTTGGGAGAGGATGCAGCGGGCGCTCAGCGTGGCCTGGGCGATTGCCGGCCACAACAGCCCACAGTCGCTCGCCAAGAAAATGAGCGACAAGCAGAAGCACCGGGCCCGCCTCCTGATGCTTCACCTCCGCGAGTGGATGCGGGAATTCGATCAAGCATTGGGGGATGAGTGATGAGCACCGCAGCCAAGCGCAAGGACGCGACGAGCCCGCCGAAGACCCTGCGGGAACTCGGCCTCGAGAATTACCATGTGGTGGAGATCCACCGCAGTGAGCTCGTGAACGCGGTCTACAACCCGCGCAAGATTTCCGATCACGAGAAGTCGAAGCTGCGCGAGGTGCTGAAGCGCCATGGACTGGTCGCCCCGATCACATGGAACCACCGCTCGAAGAATATCGTGGGCGGCCACCAGCGGATCGGCCTCCTCGACGATATCGCCGAGACCAGCGACTACACGCTGCACGTGGCCGTGATCGATGTGGACGAGGCCCGCGAAAAAGAGCTCAACATCGCGCTGAACAACACGAACGCGATGGGCTCCTTCGACCAGGATCTGCTCAAGGCCGTGTTCGCGGACTCGGCCGTCAGCATCACCGGCGCCGGCTTCAGCCCATCCGACATGGTGCAAATGTTCGGAGAGAGCGTGTTCGCCAACCGCTCGGTGGACCTGGAGGCCTTCGCCTCCACGCTGACGAAGATCGCCAGCCAGTACGATGCCATCTCGAAGAAGAACCGAGAGAAGGCCTCGAGCGAGCATTTCCTTGTATTCATTTTCCCATCCGGGGCCCATGTCGATCAGTTCATCGAGCAAGAGGGCCTGGATCAGAACCGCTATCAGAATGGCCAGGCGCTCGCCGACAAGCTGAAGGCACTGAGACCGTGAGTGTATGCCTGAGACCATCGACCATAATTCAACCGGCGCCAGGAAGCCCGGCCGCCCCCGCTACGTAAAGACGGAGCACGATCAGAAGATCGTCACGATGTTTGCGCAGGCAGGCCTGCCACACGACAAGATCGCGTTTATGGTGGGCATCGGCCTGAAGACGCTGAAGCGCTACTACCGTGACGATCTGAAGCGCGGGCACATCGAGCAGGTAACGCACGCGCTGACCAAGGTCCGCGAGGCCGCTAACAATGGCGAGCCTTGGGCCATCAAGTGGATTCTCGCCGTGTTCGCCGGCATGTCGGAACAGACGCTGGTGCGCCAGCAGGTGCAGCAGTTGGGCAAGGACGGCAATCCGATCGACCCGCCCGCCGGCAATACCTACATCATCAAGGAAGATGAGCGGAAACTGATCGAGAAGAAACTCGACGACGAAGTATGACGGATGCCTTAGCCGGTCCGATCAGCCGGCTCGAGGAGCTCAAGCGCAACGCGGCCAAACGCGCGGAGCCGGAACGTCAGCGCATCATCACGCGGTTCTCCGACAAGGATATCGCGGTCGGCAACTGGAAGGCTCGGAAGGATTTCGAGTTCTATTCGCGCTGGATCATGCTGCGCAATTCAGGCATCAAGTGGCAGCGGGCCCGCCACCACGCGATCGTCGCAAAGTATCTGCAGGCCGTGTTCGAAGGCCTGATCCTTCGGCTGATCATCTCGATGCCGCCGCGGTATTCGAAGACGCAGCTGGTGGAGAACTTCATCGAATGGACGATTGGGCACGTCCCGGATTCGGAGTTTATTTACCTGTCCTACGGCTCGACGCTTGCCGAAGATAAGACCGCCGAGGCGCTCCGAAACGTCAAGTCAGCCGCCTATCACGGCATCTTCCCGGAGCTCGCCCTCACGCGCGAGCACGCGGGAGACTGGCAGACCGCGCAGGGTGGCCGGGTGTATGCCGCGGGTACGAGCGGCACCGTCACCGGTCTCGGCGCCGGCAAGATGCGGGACGGCTTTGGCGGCGCGCTGATCGTCGATGACCCCCACAAGCCCGACGAAGTATTCGGCCCGGTGCGCGAGAAGGTCATTCGGAACTTCCAACAGACCGTGGAGAACAGATTGAATTGGGCGACAACGCCGATCATCGTGATTGCGCATTGTTTGCATGTGGAAGACTTGCCTGCCTGGCTGCGCGCCGGGCGAAATGGTGAGGAATGGGAACATCTTCGCTTGCCGGCGATCATGGACGACGGCACAGCGCTTTGGCCCGAAAAGCATCCGATCGAGAAACTCAGGAAGATGCAGAAGGCATCCCCTTACGTTTTTGCGAGCCAATACATGCAGGCCCCAACCGCCGTTGGCGGTAATTTCTTCACCAAAGAGCACCTCTGCTACCGCGTCGATACAACCGAGACGGACGATGGTTTCGGCGGCTCGGTGGAGCGCATCGCGTACCGCGGCGAGCCGGAGGAGGAGATCGGTGTCCTGGACGTGGTCTTCGCCGTGGTCGATTCGGCCTCGAAGACCGGCTCCACGCATGATGGTGTCGGCGTCGCATTCTGGGGCCTGCGCCCGGCGGACGTGGATAAGCCGCCGCTCGTGCTGCTCGATTGGAACATCACGCAGATCGAGGCCGCGCTCCTCGAGGAGTGGATGCCCAATGCCGTGCTCGGGCGGCTCCAGGCCCTCACCCATGAATTCCAGGTGTTGCAGGGCTCCGTGGGCGTGTTCGTCGAGGACAAGGACTCCGGCATCGTTCTGATCCAGCAAAGCCACAACCACGGCTGGCCGGTCACGGCGATTGAAAGCGACATGACGGCGCTCGGCAAGGCCGGCCGGGCGGTCAACGTCTCCGGCTACATCCACGCGGGCAAGGTAAAGTTTTCCCGCAACGCCTACGACAAGGTCGTGGAGTACAAGGGTTTCGTCCAGAACCACATGCTTACGCAGGTGCTGAACTTCAGCCCGTCGACCGGCGACCAGGGCGCGGACGACTTGCTTGACACCTTCTGCTATGGAGTTTCTATCGCTCTAGGCAATCCGGAGGGATTCTGAATTATGCAAACACCAGAAGACCCACACGTTGATCGGGCCGGCGCAACCATTCTGCTGATCTTTATCATCGTCGTGCTCTGGGCCGTGTTCAGCCAATGACGCTGCCCCCCGGCCAATTCGGCTATGCGACGGTCACCGTGCAGAGCCAGAACGCGCTCGCCGGCGCCCGCACGTGCGTGCTCGAGCAAAACGCGTGCTATGTGAACTTTGCCGTGTTCACACCACCCGTCGTGGGCGGCAATGGCCTCGGCACGCAGTTCGCGCCCTTGGCGCTACGCTGGCGCCTGGATGATGTGGTGTCCGGGGCGATGATCATCCCATGGACCGGCATTTTGGTGCAGACGACTCAGATCCAGATCCCGGCCGTATCCAACTCGCTGATTTCCTTCACCCGGCTATATGAGCCGAAGCAGGTGATGTTCCAGTTTACCGACCAGAACGGCGCAACCGCCCAGGCGCGCGCAATCTACGACGTGCTGCGCGTGCGCGGTTTCAACGATCAATTTGTGGGGTGTGTGGATGGGTAGTCTGAGCGGCGACACCGGCAGCAACCAGTATTCGGAGCTCGTGCTGTCCTATGGTGGCGGGGCGGAAAGCCCGCTGATGCAGATGCTGATGGGTGAGGATATCCAGCCCGGCACGGAGCCCTCCTACCAGTTGTGCAAGACGATCTACATCTACCACCCGCTCGGCGGCAAGATGGCAGAGGGCCCGATCAAGCTCGCGCAATCCCAGGAGCGCAAAGTCACGATCCAGGGGGCGCCCGATGAGGCGGTCAAGGCCTTCACCGATCAGTGGGCCGCCATGGAAGCGGACCAGCACATCCTGAATGTCCACGCTCTCGCCCGCGTGTACGGCATCTCCACGGTCATCCTGGGCGTGAAAGACGTGCCCTCCAATGTCCCGGTGGAGATGGACAAAATCTGGGATAAGGACGTGTATTTCAATGTCCTGGATCCGCTCAACACATCGGGCTCGCTGGTGCTGTCGCAGAATCCGAATGACCCCGGCTTCCAGCGGCCGGTGCGCGTGTCGACCAGTGGCGAGTCCTATCACCCCTCCCGCTTCAAGGTGGTAATGAACGAGAATCCGGTGTTCATCCAGTACACCGGCTCCGCCTTCGGCTTCGTCGGCCGATCGGTCTACATGCGCGCGCTCTTTGCCATGAAGTCGTTCCTGCGCTCGATGATCGCCGACGACATGATCCAGTCGAAGCTCGCGCTTCTGATCGCGAAGCAGAAGTCCCCCGGCTCGGTCATCAACAACGCGATGCTGAAGCTTGCCGCGTGGAAGCGGATGCTCCTCAAGTTCGCCACGTCCGGCCAGGTGCTCTCGATCGGCACCGATGAGGATGTGGCCACCATCGACATGACCAACGTCGACGGCGCCGGCAGCTACTCGCGCAACAACATCATCCGAAATATCGAGGCCGCGGCGGACATGCCCGCGAAGATGCTCGACCAGGAAACGATGGTCTCGGGCTTCGGTGAGGGCACCGAGGATTCGAAGCGCAATGCCCAGTACATCGAATCGATTCGCATCAAGATGCGGCCCGTGTACGTGTGGTTCAACAATATCGCGCAGTACCGGGCGTGGAATCCGCTCTGGTACAAGACCGTCATCCAGGCCAAGTATCCGGAAGAATGGGGCGGCATCGACTGGTTCACCGCCTTCTCCCAGTGGCGCCAGGCCTTTCAGGCGGAGTGGCCCTCGCTCCTGATCGAGCCGGAGTCCGAAGAAATCAAAAAGGAGGAAGTCAAGCTCGAGGCCGTGGTGGCCATCTTGAATACCCTCCTACCTCAATTGGATGCCGAGAATAAGTCCAAGCTCATTCAGTGGGCGGCCGACTGCTTCGGCGAGAACAAGCGCCTCTTCCCGCACGAGCTCGAACTCGACTGGGAGGCGCTCGAGGAATTCCAGGAAGAGAATGCCGAGCGCCAGGAGGAGGCGCACAAGGCCTCGCTCGAACCGGCAGAAGGCAGTTTCGGCAAGGGCTTCAAGGACGCCGGCGACAGTGTCGCGCAGATCAATGTGCAGATCGCCAAGCTCCGCGAGGCCGCCGCTCGGCTGACCAGCCCCCGCGAGCGCGCCATCGCGCGCCAGCGCACGCTTCCCCCCGCCGTCCCGGCCTAAGTCATTGGCGAAGGTCGCGCAGCCCGCAGGGTTCTACGGGATCCTGAACGCCGCGATTGATGACCTGCTGGAGTACGGCTTCGACTCCCAGGAGCGCCTGGACCGCTGGCTGAAACGATTGGCAGCCACCGCGGAGATCTCGCTTCTCTCGGAGGAGAAGCTGAGCGCGGCCCTACAGACCCTTCTGCAGCGCACCTTCAAGCGCGCCACGTCCGACCGCGAGATCCTCGAGGTGCACCCGGGCGTGAGCGCCTTCACGCTCAGGCAGGTGAGGCCGAAGCTGCGGCAACTGCTCGATCAGAAGATCCATGCCTCGGCGGGCCTGATTCGGTTGAACCGCGAGGCCTCCATTGCGCGCACCTTGCAGCGCTTCGCAGGCTGGGCCTCCTCGGTGCCGGCGGGCGGTACCGAAGTCGGCAAGCGCCGAGAAGTCAAAAAACAGATCCGCCGGGGGATCGCATCGCTGCCCTTCGAGGAGCGGCGCGTCATCATCGATCAGGGCCACAAGCTGACCGCGGCCATCAATGAGGTGATCGCGGTCGATGGCGGGGCGATTGCCGGCCGGTGGCATCACGTCAAGCGCGGGCCGCCTTCCTACGATGCGCGGCCGGAGCATGTCGCACGTGACGGCAAGGTGTACCTGTTGCGGGGCAGTTGGGCCCTGCAGCGCGGCTTCGTCAAGCCGGGCAGTGTCGGTTTCTCGGACCAGATCACCCAGCCGGGCGAAGAAATTTTCTGCTCGTGTTGGTACGAATTCATCTACGCGCTGCGCGATCTGCCCCGGGACATGCTGACCGCCAAGGGCAAGGAAGCGCTGCTCGAGGCCCGCGCGGCCATTCGCCAAATAGCATAGGAATGCCCTAGTTATGCCCTTGGAACCCGGTAAGAGCCGCGAGGCGTTCTCGCACAACGTCGCCACTGAGATGAACGCGGGCAAACCCCAGAAGCAAGCGGTGGCCATTGCCTATTCGAAGGCCGGCGAGGACTTCAGCGCCAAGATCGACTCCACGCTCAAGGCGGTTCAAGAGTTGAACAGCGTGTGGGCGGCGGTGACGTGAAAGCCGCTGGGATCATGTTCGTGACACCCGACAACAAGGTGTTGCTGATGCTGCGCGCGGCCAAAGCCGCCCAGGACGGCGACCATGTGGGCGACTGGGCGTTCCCGGGCGGCGGGCTCGAGGACGGCGAGGACAACGAAACCGCGGCACGGCGCGAACTGAAGGAAGAGGCCGGCGTGGAGTTCACCGGCGCACTCACCTATTGGACGCGGCGGATCCGCGACGGCATCGACTTCACGACGTTCATCGTGCGGGTGCCAGAGCCTTTCACGCCGACCTTGAACGATGAGCACGATGACTGGGGCTGGTTCCCGCGCACGGCTGCGCTGAATCTGAACACCCTGCATCCTGGCTCCCGCATCGCCATCGCGCGCCTGACCATGGACGAGCTCGGGGTGGCGAAGGCCATCCGCGACGGGGATCTCACCTCGCCGCAGTATTACGGCAAGGACATGATGCTGGTGGCGCTGCGGATCACGGGGACCGGCATGAGCTACCGGCCCCAGGTGGGCGAGTTCGTCTGGCGCGACTCGTCCATCTACATGAACGCCGAATTCCTCGAACGCTGCAATGGGCTCGAGGTGATCTTCCGCCACCCAAAGAAAACGATGCTCAACACGGAGGAGTTCCGCGACCGCATCGTGGGGACGATCTTCGTGCCCTACCTCAAGCCAGAAGTCGAAGAGGTGTGGGGGATCGCGAAGATCCGCGACATGCACGCCGCGAAGCTGCTCGAAAACGAGGACATGTCGACTTCACCCGGCGTGCTCTGCCTGGGAAACAAGACTCCTGGCCCCGATGGCAAACCGATTTTGATCGAGGACAAACCCTTCCTTTTGGATCACCTTGCGATCCTTTTGGAGCCCGGTGTTTGGGACAAAGGCGGACCACTCGCCGGCGTCGAATCGGTCGATGCTGGGGTCGACGAGGAGCAATCTCCGCTCGATCTGATTCTGCGCAAGCTTAAGTTAAACGATTTGGTTGATCGCATTCTTTAGTCACAACATCCACATAGGACAAATCACATGCCCGACATCAAAGATTCGGAGAAGCTCGACGCGATTATGTCGGGTCTCGACTCCATCAAAGCAGCCCAGAAGGCCGACCGCGAGAAGCTCGACGCTGCCTGCGCCAAAATGGATTCCTGGGAAAAGGAGAAGATGGACGCCGCGAAGCGCGATGCGGAGGAGGAGGAAAAAAAGAAGTCCGATGCCGCCCGTCGCGATGCTGAGGAAGAGGAAAAGAAAAAGGCCGATGCCGCTCGTGCGGACGCAGAGGCTGAGGAGAAGAAAAAGGCGGACGCCGCGCGGGCCGATGCCGCGAAACGCGATGCCGAGGAGGAGGAGCGCAAGAAGGCGGATGCGGCTCGTGCCGATGCGATGCGCCTCGATAGCGCCGCAATCACGGCTCGAGTCGATGCGGCGGTGGCCGCGGCGATGAAGGCTCGCGTGGTCGAAGTGCCGCCCGATGTGCGCGCGCGCCTGTCCACCTACCAGTCACGGTGGGAGCGGGTGTACCAGGCCTTCCGCGATGCGAGCGGTGCGCCAGCGCCGAATGTCGGTGAGACCGAGATCGACTATCGCGCGCGCCTGGCTTCGAAGTATCAGAGCCTTGCGAAGAATCCCAAGATCAAGGACGCGAAGCTCACCGAGATCAAGGATTCGATGACGATGGATCTGGTGGAGGACGCCATTTTCAACGATGCGCTCGCCGAGGCCACCCATCCGACCACGATCACTCCGGGCGTGCTGCTCCCGCACAAGATTCGCGATGCCGCGGGTCGGGAGATCACGAAGTACACCGGCGATCCGAATGCGTGCTGGGATCAGTTCAATCCCCCGATCCAGTACGTGCGCAAGATCCTGACACCCGGCTCCGCTCGTCTCCAGTAACCACCTGCGCCATTCCACCTTTTTCCTTTTTAGGAGTTAAACCATGTCTCTGACTTACAACCCGGCGCAGGTGACTGTAGCCCCGAACACGTTCTACGCAACCTCGGATGGAGCCATTCAGGGCTTCTTCCAGGACGATCCGGCG